ATCCTGCCGGCCTTGATGTACTATTACCATTAGGAAATTTATGCCGAGCAACAGGCAATCCAGCAACAACATGAAAATCATGTTCAATTTGTATCGCTTCCTCTATTGCTTCTTTTGTTGCTCTTATATCATCATCGCCAGCTGATACTAAATCAGTGTTTAATGGTGCTGTTTTATCATACATATTTAATCCTTGCGACACAAAATACAATTAACATATAAAGGTCTCCAAGTTGTTATAGCCATAGTTTTTGTATGAGTATGAGTAATACTTGTTTCGCCTGTTTCAAAATAAACAAACCCATCTGGTTTGCCTTAGCTTCTATGTTTATGATTTGTAACAAATGGA